CCTCATATGGTAGGTGAAAGAGGTCCGGAATTATTTATTCCAAATAGAACTGGCACAGTTGTACCTAATAGTCAAATGGGTGGCGGTGGAGCTTCTATGAATGTAACAAATAATATTTCAGTTAATTCATCTGGTGGTACTACTGAAAGAGAAGATAGGAATCAGGCAAAACAAATTGCAATGGCAATCGACCAACAGATGAAAAGAGTTATTGCTACAGAGAGACGACCTGGAGGAATATTAAATCCAGTAACTACGATTCCAAGGAGAGGATAATATGTCAGGAACACTTCCTAATATAACACCAACTAGAGCAACCAGTAAGTCAACTGAAACAAGAAATCTAGTTGCCGACCTTGGGGACGGCTACACCCAGCGGGGGGGTGACGGAGTCAATACTACAAAAGAAGTGTGGAGTGTTCAATGGGCAGCTTTAGATGCTACAACTGCAGATACTCTCATCTCATTCTTTGAAGCAAGACAAGGGTATATCAACTTTGAATGGACTCCTTTCAGACAATCATCTGCAAAGAAATTCATTTGCAAAACATGGAGTGAATCATTTCCAGGTAATAGTTTAACAAACGTATCAGCAGAATTTATACAAGTATTTGACCAAGCTTAATCAAGGAGTAAAATATGACGTTTCAAGCTAATATCGCTAGTGATGTACAGAAATTACAATTTGGTAATTTTGTAACATTATTCGAACTCGATTTATCGGATATTGGAAGTAATCAAATACTGTATTTCACCGAAGCAATTGATGATGATTTTACTCCAATTATCTTCAATGCAAGGGAATATACACCAATTCATCTGGATTCTGATGGGTGGCAAACAACTGGACAAGAGACACTTCCGAGACCAAAGATAAGAGTTTCTAACGTATTATTGTCGTTTACAGCTCATATTTATACTTTTGATGATATGATTGGAGCGAAGTTGATAAGACGTAGAACACTTGAAAAGTATCTTGATGGTAAACCTGAGGCGAATCCTAACGCTGAGTTTGCACCGGATGTTTATAGAATAAGACAAAAGACTCAAATGACTAAAGCGGCAGTTGAATTTGAGTTATCACCATATATGGACTTTGAAGGAATAAGCATTCCAAAGAGACAAATCCTGAGAGATTTCTGTACTCATACTTATCGAGTGTGGGATACAGGTACTAAAACATTCAACTATACAAATGTTACATGCCCATATATAAATCCTGATTACTATTATAATAGACTTGGGAAATATGTAACTGGACAGAAAGATGATAAGTGTGGAAAACAACTTAGAGATTGTGAAATGAGATTTGCAGGCAATAGGGCAGTAGGTGGCGGGGGTGTCACAGTATATATTGAAGATAACGAACCAGGTGGAGCTAATGGGGATTATTGGTTAAATACAGGTGCCACACCAAACATATGGTATGTTAAACAATCTGGAGCATGGACACAATTAAAACCCCAGCCTTTACCTACTAGGGCGTTTCCATCTGTAGCAAGATTCCAAATATAATGTATCATTAAACGGTCATTAACCGTCGTTATGATCATTATATACATAAAAACGATCATTGAGGAAAAACAATGAACCATCCATTTGACGAAGTATTAATTGATAAAGCAATCCTTCATGCTAAGTCTATATACCCAGAAGAGTCATGTGGGTTTATCACCAAGGATGATTATTTACCAATGATTAATATTTCTGAAGATAAGGAAAACAATTTTGAAATAGATGCAAAAGAATACATGAGATTGGATGGTAAAATTGAGGCGATTATTCATAGTCATGCAAACTACCCTCACGCATCAAAACAAGACATGATTAGTCAGATCAAATCAAATGTTCCTTGGGGAATAATCTTCCTAAAGAATGGAGCAACAGAGCATGTTGCATTTTTTGGAGATCAGATTCCTCCTTATGATTTAATTGGAAGGCCCTTTATCCATGGAATTTTTGACTGCTATGCAATAGTCAGAGATTACTACAGAATGAAAGGAATTACAATTCCAATCTTCAGCAGGGAAAATCTTTGGTGGGAGTCGCAACCAAGCATGCTTGAAGACGGATGTAAAGATGCTGGATTCGAGTTCATTGATAAGAGTGAATTGAAAGAAGGTGATGTTATCTTCATGAAGATCATGGCAAAGGTTGTAAATCATTCAGCGATTTATTTAGGAAACAATTTAATAGTTCATCACATTTACAATAAATTATCCAGGCGGGAGCCATTTACAAGTTGGCAACAGTATGCGTCTGGATATCTGAGGTATCAATATGCTTAGAGAAATTGTGTTATATGGAGATTTGGAAGAGAAATATGGAAAGGTTCATAAGTTCGATGTTAGTTGTGTTGGTGAAGCTATCCGTGCATTGAAAGCAAATTTTCCAGGGTTCATACAAAGCATTGATAAAGAAGCAGAATACAATGTTGTAAGAGGTGAGGATCTTGAAAGTGGTGAAGCATTAGACGAAGAAACAATATCTATGAAATTCAAAAAAGGATCATTTCATATAGCTCCAGCTATCATAGGAAAGAAAGCAGGAGTATTTGCAACTGTTTTGGGTGCAGTATTAATTGTAGTTGGTGCTGTTTTGAGTGTTTATGGTTATGGTGCAATAGGTGTACCAATGATGAAAATGGGTGCTGCATTAATGATTGGTGGAATATGTATGATGCTTACACCTGTACCAGGTACTCCAGAATATTCAGAAAGAGAAAACCCGGATGAAAGGGCAAGTTTCCTTTTTGATGGAGCAAAAAATACAACTGAACAAGGTGGAGCAATACCAGTTATATATGGTAGAGTGTCAGTAGGATCTACAATAATATCAAGTGCATTGGACGTAGAGGATTTATAATGGACAAAATCAAAGGATCTAAGGGTGGCAGCCAAGATAAAGTAAGGACGCCGATAGAAGATGAGAATACACTTCAATCAAGAGCGATTGCTAGATTCATAGACCTTATCGGTGAGGGTGAAGTTGAAGGTCTTGTGGATGGTGAACAAAGCGTCTACTTTGATAATGTTCCAATTAGAAATGCTGCTGATGCATATAACTTTGATGGTCTTGCAATTGAGTTTAAACCTGGAGCTCCAGATCATATTCCTCTAAAAGAATATCCAGTATCTGAATCTGAAATATCAGTTGAAACAAAGATTTTTGTAGCAGGTCCATTAACAAAACTTATTCCAGATCCAGATGTTGATGATGTTCGTCTAACCTTTACAATTCCTTCCTTATTCACAGTCAATTCAACGAATGGTGATATAAAGAAAACAACTGTTACGTGGCAAATTTATATAAAACCATCTGGTGGGAATTTTATTTTTGTAAAGGAATTGAGCAAGTATGGTAAATGTATTGCTGCATATCAGACTGATTATAGAATCTCGAAGATGGAAGAAACATATGGTCCTGGTCCTTGGGAAATCAAAGTTGTAAGGATAACTCCTGACTCAGATACCAATAGTCTTCAAAATGATTTATACTGGAGCAGCTACACTCAAATCATCAATAGAGTTATGATTTATCCAGACTCTGCTTTAATTGGTGTTACATTAAATTCACAACAATTCGGTTCGAGAATCCCTTCTAGATCATATGAATTATATGGTTTAAAGATTCAAGTGCCTTCAAATTATGATCCTGAAACAAGAGAATATACAGGTATTTGGGATGGGACATTTCAAAGAGCATATTCAAATAACCCTGCATGGATTTGGTATGACCTTGTAAATAATAATAGATATGGTCTTGGGCTTGAAGCAGAGTATATTGATAAATGGGGTCTGTACACTATTGCTCAATACAATGATCAGTTGGTGGATGATGGGAATGGTGGAGAAGAACCAAGATTCACATTTAATGGAGTTTTACAATCAAGATCAAATGCAATACAAGCAATGAATATGGTTGCTTCTTCAATGAGAGCAATGCCATTTTGGGCAGGTGGTCAAGCAACTCTATCACAGGATTCTCCAAAAGATTCAGTCAAATTAGTTACAGGAGCAAATGTTCTAAGTGGTATATTCACATATACTGGTTCATCACTTGAATCAAGATATACAGTATGTAACGTATCATGGAATGATCCTGATAACTATTACAAATTAACAGTTGAACCTGTAGATGATCTCGATGGGATTAACAGATATGGATATAAACCATCAGACATTGTAGCTGTTGGATGTACATCTCGAGGACAAGCATATAGATTTGGTAGATGGTTCCTTGATACTTCATTGAATGAATTTGAGTTGATTACATATAGAGCATCATGGGACCAAGCAGATCTATTACCTGGTAATATCATTACAGTTATGGATAGTCATAATGTAAACACAGTTGGTGGTGGTCGAATTATATCTGTAACTGCAAATACTTGTACACTTGATAGAGGTGTAACTCTTGAGATAGGTGAAACATATTCAGTAACATTTATTGATCCTGCTGGTACATTAGTTGAAAGAGATGTAACTACAGTTTCAGATGATCAAGAGCATACAGTATTGAACCTTGCGAGTTCGTGGCCAGCAGATGATCCTCAAGTAGATTCGGTATGGATTTTATCAGCATCAAATGTTGAACCAAGAGAATTTAGAGTCATAACAAATACAGAAGTAGAACCTAATGTTTATGAGATTTCTGGAGTTGAATATGATCCTGATAAATATGCAAGGGTTGAAGATGGTCGACAGTTTGATCCTCCTCCACTGAATAAATTTCCAGATGCAAATGATCCTATTTCAGCGCCAACAAATTTCCAATATGAATTATATACTTATGAAGATACAGCTGGTTCGGCTGCTGCAGATAGAAAGTTTGGTGTTATGCTTTCATGGACTCACACAAGAGACACCAGATTTCATGAATATGAAATGCAATGGAAACTATCAACCGGAGCATATGCTGATAATGAGTTGATTCAGACTACAGATACACTTTATGATGTCCGTCCAATTGAATCAGGTATTTATTCATTCAGAGTAAGAGCAAAAGGATTTGGAAGGGAATCATTATGGTTAACTCTTTCTGAAATTAATATTGACGCTACAGTTGAAGTCCCTCCAAACATTACTGGACTTGTAACTATTGATGATCCTCCTACAACATTCAATGGAAAAGATTGTGAGATCACATGGGATGAATTAGTCCTTGCAACAGATACAACATCCGAAGCTGTTTATGATGGTACAGCTCCTACATACTTTGCTCCATTTGATTCAACATTAACTAAGGTTAAGGACTATCAAATTGAAGTATTAACAACTGGAGATGTTCATCTGAGATATGGTTGGACTACTGATAATAAATGGGTCTACACATTTGGAATGAACTCGGATGATAATGGAACTCCAATCCGTAACTTGAAGTTTAGGTTGTGGGCAAGAGATATATATGAGCAGTTAAGCGGGACTCCTACGGTTATGACTGCAACTAATCCTCAACCCTCAATGAGTGGGTTGATTCCTACGGTTACAGATATCTATACAGGACTAAAGGTAGACTGGTCTTCTATTACGCCAACTGATAACGATATGGCGATGTTTAGAGTCTACTTAGATGTTAATAATCCACCTACAACTCTTGTAGCAGAAGTTGGAGTTAATACAAATTATTGGGTAGAACCTCAGCTTACACCTAACACTACATATAGAGCACAGATTGAACCTTGGGATGAATTTGGAGCTGGTGTTAAATCAAATATAGTAAATGGATCTCCTCTAAAGATTCCTGTTGATGATATTGAAGGTGAATTAATCAATAGACTTGTGATGAGTGATAGTATTGATAGTTCATCTGCATCATTATCATTCTTATATGATGGAGATTATGATACTGCTCCATTTGGATATAACTCAGGTGATTGGATTCAATATGGTTTTCCAATAGATCAATTGTTAGATAGAGTTACTGTTTGGGCAAGTGGGTCTGTCAACTGTTATTTCTCAACATCTCTTGATGGTATCACATATGACTTCTATAAAGCAGAAGCAGATCATACACTTGATGCAAATGGAAGATTACTCAATGCAACTAATGAGGCAGATGCTATAACCAACTATTGGACTGCAGATGCTGGAGCAGGTAATAACAATACAGCTCTATTTCCAGATGGTTTGAATATGGCATATGCTAAGATTCACATCCTTACAAATGGTATTGATATTAATGAATTGAGGTTTGTTGACCAGGTAATTGCAGAGTGGGTTGTAGCAAATGAACTATCAGCTATATCTGCTAATGTTGGAGTGTTAACCTCAGGTCTAATTCAGAGTGGGAATCTATCAGCAACAAATGGTATATTAATGGATCTGGACAATGACCGAATTACAATGGGTGGAACAACTGATGAGGATATTGTGTTTGATGGTAATACTGCTACCATTACTGTTACTGATAGTGGTTCAATAGAAGTTGGACAATTAGGAACCATAAATGTTGGAGCTGATGGAGAAATAACTGTTGGAGAACGTGGAAGGATTGTTGTTGGAGATGATAATATAATTTTAGATGGAAATACAAATTCAATTATTGTTGCTCCAGATGGTGGTCAAGCAGGTCAAAACTATGCAGAATTTTCTGCTGGAGAATTGAATTTCTATTATTGGTATCAAGGACAACATACCAGATATGATACAGTCAGTCGTATTGAAAGCGGTCAATGTAATAATAATACTTGGACTACCATTCCTGGTATTTGGAAAACAACTCCTAAAATTCTAGTATCACCATATCAACTTCAATCATATGTTGGTGGTAGATATAATCAAAGTCAGATATTCGACTGTGCGGTTACAGATATTAGATTACAATCTGGTCATACACAAAAGTGGGAATTCAGAGCAAGAGCACAACTTGTATTACAAGCTGGAGCAACAGGAACTACAACTGTTAGTTACACTTGTCAAGGAAATGCAGGAACAGGTTGTAATACTGCAAATGTATATCCTCCTCCTGGAACTACAACTGTTAGTGTGACTGGAAGATTTCAGAGTTATTGGGCTAGTTTGAGATATGATAAGGATGGCTATGCATATGCTGGATATACGGGATCTAACAAAGCAAGAATATGGTTGAGGGTTAATGGTGCTAAAATAACATCTTGGGAAATAACCTCAACTAAATCTTGGCCAAATGTAATCCACACTTTTACATTAAATTCTGGATCAAGACCTATAAGTTACTTTAATTTCGAAATGCAATCTTTGGGAGCAGCATCAGGTGATTATGCCAATAAGTATGTAACACCAACTAACTGGTCTCGTTGTTATCTTGATTATTATACTGGAGATATTCCTGGAACATCACAGCTTGCGACTGGCTCGTTGAATTGGATCGCTATGGGTGAATAAATGAAATACTACTTTATTGGAAGTCTGGCAAATAGACCTTTAGGAAAAATGCTTGGTAAATATCTAAACATGAAAATGAATTTTCTTTATTTTTCAGAAGCTGAAAATTTCAAATTCAACAAGGATGATATTGTTTATGGAAGCGGAATTATACCAGAATATGTTTATGAAAAGGCAACAGTTGTAGCGCCAGATTTTAAGAGTTTGAATCTGTGGAATAATAAAATACTTCAATATAGATTGCTTTATGATAAAATTCCTACTCCAGACTTCAAAATATTTACTAACTTAGAAGAAGCAGCAAACAAATTATTCAAGCATAAATACAAGTTATTCTTCACCACAGAGAATGGCACTGGTGGTAATGGAGCGATCATTTACAATGGAGATATGGGGAAGGTGATTGATAAATTAAAAGACAATGATGGAGCAATTAGAGTCAGTAAGTTCATTGATAAGGACTTTGATATCTCAACTCATCTGTTTATTTACGACAAAGAAACAATAGTTATGTCTCCAATTGCCCAACAAACAATAAATGGGGATGGTGTCACATTTACAGGTGGAAGTTATCCTGCAGTTATGAATAAGATTCAACTGGCAAAAGTTAATAAGATTTGTGCAATAATTGGAGAGACTTTAGCAGAGAACGGATTTAAGGGAATGACTGGAGTTGATTTCATGATTAAGGATAACTCTGTTATTTTCACAGAATTAAACCTAAGATTGATGTCTACATCATTTGGGACATCAAAAGTAATGCAGGCAATTTGGGGGACTAATA